ATCTGCTGACCATTGCATATTCTCTCCTTTATAAATAACAATAACCCCGAGATTTACTCGGGGTATTTGCACTATTATATCACAAAATTATTAACTATTCAAGATAAATCAGTTAATAACTTATTGTGTTTCTTGTACTAATTGTAAGCCTAGTCTTTGCATAGCTACAAAAGGCTCTTGAGCAGTTACATCAGCAGTAAGAAATACATCTTCTATCTCTGCTAAAGTAACTTGCATTCCTGCTGCAGTACAAGCTGCATGTACAGCTTCTGGATTACCTGCTATAGTTTCTTTAAGAATCCAAGCTCCCTGTGCATCTTGCTCGTATACTTGCTCAGGAACCATATAAGCAAAATCTTCGCTTATAAAACCTGTGCTAATATAGTGCGAAATAACAGAGCTATTATCTGCAGATAAACCCGTAGTCCACATACCTGCTCCTGCTGGAGATAAAGCACTGGCAATATCTCTAGCAAGTTGAGTTGTGTTAACTGGTAGTATTAAGGTGCGAAATATATCCATTTAGTAAGCTTTCGTTTTAGAGTTAACGTACTTTTCTGCGCTCGTCAACTCGCCAGCTTGCACTGCTTTGCCGACAATGATCATGCTGTAGAGTTGGCCGTTGAATGGCAGGGTTGCGTTGTTGCGGCGTCCGATGTAGAGCGGGTTATTACTGAAGTTACCAGTGCCTAAATCACCAGTGCTAGACCCCGCTTGTAAACCGTTTACACGAATCAGTACTGTGTCGGTTGCGATGTCTGTCGTTCCGGTAAGCACGTTTGACACAGGCGCTGCAACTGCGCTGTTTGTGTACGAGGCTGCCTGAGCAATGGTAGAGCCCTTTACAGAGAAACTATAGGACGCAGAAGCAGTAAATGGTGCCGATAAAAGAAAAGCACCATTGTTGTTGTTTGAGTTAATACTCAGTTCTGCGCAAACCGCGCCAGCAGCATCACTCAACTTCCTAACCCCAGCAAGCACGCTCATCTTGTCCGTGCTGGTGAAGTTAATGCTGTTGGTGCTCAGTGAGTCATCGACGCCATCGAACTTGAGGTAGGGCAAGAAGCCTGTGGTGGCGTAGTCGGTGGCTGTGTTGACGCGCTGGTAGGGCAGAGTTGACTGGTTGGCGGGGACTAGAGATGCGCCCCAGATGTAGATGCCTCTGGTACCGTCACCTATAAATAAGGTGCCGCTTGAATTATTAAAAACGAGAAGTTGGTAGCTGGTTAATGCCGGGTCACTACCTTGGCAAAGATACCAGCCGTCACCGATGCTCTCAATTGTTCCCGATCCACTAACTACAGCGCCAGAAACAAGATCAAACATTACATTTAATGATGCACCGGTGAGCTTCAAGTACCTGTATTCAGCAGCCTTTGCGTACACTTTGGCTGTTGCATTTACGGCAGCAAAGGTCGTATACACACGATGCAATGCGGAATTCGTGGTATCAGCAATCAGTTTGTCCGCTGTAACTGTTCCATCGGGAGCCGTTGTGGCATTTGATGAAATTGACGCAAACCCTTTTGTCCACACCGCATTATCAAACTGCTCAGTCTTCGTCAGCAAGTTATACCGCGCACTCAGCACAGGGCGCGATGCAGCGGTGGATTGGAATGCGTGATTGCCGGGGAGTTCACGGACGGAGATGTTGTCAAAAGTAGCTGTATTGCCAGCCGAGCAGTGTGCGTAGATTGTGAACGTACCGCTCGGCATGGGGCCAATGGTAAACGTACTGGTGCCAATAGGAAGCGCGTTGTTGGAGTAAACGGTGGTTCCTAACGTGCCGTTAAAAATTGCTAATCGCGCTTCAGTTCTTGCCACAACTTGAATTGACACACGCACAAATTGCCCAGCCGTGCAATTTCTAACCTGATAAACACCAGTATTGCCTGAGCCACCAGTGTTATTTACAACCAGTTGACCAGTTGAAGCGTTTAAAGTCCCGCCGTTGATTACATCTATCCAGCCGATTGTTGTGCCAGTTGCAAAGTCACCATTAACAACAACCTCACTACCCAGCACCAACCCCTGCGACTTATCCAGCATCAACCCCACAGGCTGCTCTACTGCTGTAACAGGCGTTGTACCTGCTGAGTCTTGGAATAGCGTGGTTCTGTCGCTCGGGTCATACCATGCACCGGGTGCACCGCCTTTAAATAAACCTGCTATAATCTGAGCCAGAGGTTTAAGCTGCTGCCTTCCTCTGCCTTTAAATAATCTTTGAAGTTGGCGCATTATTATGCCTTGTCAAAGTAAGCTACCTGAACGTTGGTTGTTGCACTACGAGCGATTAACTTAACATTAGCTAGGCTTGTATCTACGTAGTAAAACACACCATCATCAATGCGCTGACCTACAGTTGAAGTAGGAGTAGTACTATCTAAAGTAATACTTACTGCATTACCATCAGCTTGGATTAGCGCAGCTACTGCACCAACTGGTACTGTCAGTGTAGCAACAGTACCTGTAGTAACGCTTAAAGTCTGACGACCTAAGCATGTTCTAGCGCTGGCTTGAACTGGTACTGGGTTACCGCTGTCATTTTTAATTTCTACTTCAGAACTTACTACAGCAGTAGCTGTAGTTTCCAAGCGACCTGTTGAATCTACTTTTACAGGCAAGACTGTATCAGCTTGACCTACTTGTTGATAAACGCCTTCAAATACGATGCTCATATTATTTCCTTATTAAATTGTATATTTTGCTTTGATGATATCTTCAACAGATTTCTTCACTTTGTTTTTCTTGAAAGACTCCTCTGCATTGGACATTGCTGCAAGTGAAGCAATCCTAGCTTTCTCTTCAGAGCCTGTATCTTTTAGCGTTTGGTTAAACACTTCGATAGCTACTTTTTTAACAGCATCGCTTTTCTTTGATGCCCACTGCGGGACATTTTGCATAGAATATGGCATAATTAACCTGCGTTTTCTAAATTGTTTGAACTTGTATCTGAACCTGTAGCTGAAGTTGCAGTACCATTACCAGTAGTACCTACAGCCATACCATCGCCACTACGAGAAGTCATAGCTGGTAATAGGTCTTTATTAGGTTCCATATCTTCAGGTAAAGCATCAACACCAATACTTTCGCGGATCCTATTGAGAACTGCACGATCAACTTCAATAACAGATGTGGAGCTAAAACGCTGGACTGCCTTGCTAAACGATTCTAGGTCTTCACTTTCTAGGTTGTCAAAGTCCATATGACCCATCCTAGAAGTATCCCATCCGTTTAATTCATAAGTTTGCTTGATTAAATCTTCATTGATAACATCACGAATCTTTCGAAGCATTGATTCAGCAGCAGTAGCAGAGAGTGAATTCTTAATCTGACCTAGAGCGTTAGAGCCTACACCGGATTGACCTAATACTAGAATATCCGCAAATAAAGAAGTTAAGATTAAGTTCTTGTAGTATTCTTTAATCTTAGAAGTATCCATTGCTTTACTGCCGTTAAGCGATAGTAGCTCTAGCTCAAACAAAGGTTGACGTGTATCAGGATCATGAGCTTGTGGTAAAATCAATGCTGACTGCTGGTTTAGCTGCAAATTGCGCATTACGTTTTCATAGTAGGCTTTAATGCTTTTCATTTCTGGTGAAGCATCTGAAGATAAATACTGCGGGGGCAGCTTTAGGATTGGAAGTCCAGCTAGGTCTTTAGCTACACCATTAGCTTCAATCTCTTCAATTACACTTAAAAATCTCCAAGATAAATAAGCATCACGAAGCATGGATTTACCAAAAGGATCACCTTTGTGTCTACCTGCACGAAATAAAAGAATCTTACTCTTTGGTAAAATTACTTCATTATTAGTCCTGCTTGAGTAGCGATTATATACATCAGATACTGCAGATAGATTTTGTTTTACACCTTTGATTTCATTACCGTCTTCACTGAAGATAAATTTTTCAATAGTTTCTTGGTTACGAATAGGTAGCTTTTTCCAACCGATAAGACCATCATCGTATCTGGAGCCATTGGCTTTTAAGCGCCTGCGGTAGACTTTTTCATGCACAGAAAAGCCGTACATATTTGCACTCAAAGCATCGGAGATAAACTCAGACCATGTTTGATCTGTAAAATCATGCATCATTTCATTGATAATACGTGCTTGATTTAACTCTTCTTCGGTAGCGTCTTTAACGGGCTTAAACAACCAATCTACTTTACCTACCATGTTTTCATACAGAGTTAAAGCTGAGTTAATAGTACCGTGATAAGACATTTGCTTATAGGTATTGATACTGTTTGGGAAGTTTAACTCGCGCTTTAATTCATCGTTAGATACACCGTTAAAGACATTCAAACCAAGGTATCCTGATTCACTTAATTTGAAGCGATCCGGCGTATCATCGACTGCTTTTTGTATTGGATTATTTTGTGATTTACGTGCCATTGACGGCTCCTTTTGTGATATACTGTCGTCTATGAAATGCCATTGACGGCTCCTTTGATTATGAAACTAGTGAACTTTGGAAAGTAGGGATGTTAAAGCCTGAGAGACTTCCATCGAAAGGATTTGTACCTGTGAAGTCAGGCAGGGAGAATTGGGGGAGTTGAGTTTCCTTGTTTAACAAAAGCATAGCATCAGAGCAGCAGTCTACTTGGTCATCTTTCTTCTTAGGATCACCATCAAATACTTCTAGCTCATCAAAGAAATCTTTATTCCAATTTGCTTTAACTACATTTACGAAACCAGCTTGTGCTATACTTGAGAAAGGAGCAAAACGAGTAATCTTAGATTTAACAGGTTTAGCTAATCTTACACTAAAACCCATTTCAGCAAGTCTGCGTTGTAAGTCTTTAGCGTAAGCTCCAGCAGCAGCGGCAGGGTCAAGTGGAATACTAATAATAACATCCTGACCATCACGAATTGCAGTATCAAATACCAACTGTTCTACTACATGCACCCTATCTCTTATTGATACAACGTCTTCAACTGTATAAACATTGTTGGGGTCTTTGGACATTAATACGCCTCTTGTCCAATCTGGATTAGGAGAGGTCTCCGAAATTTTCGAAAACGCAAAATCCCACGATCTGATTCTTCTTCTGGCTCTACCATTAGCATGATCAACTAGCCCTACCCATTCCCGTTTAAATAACCCAGAAGACTCTTGACGCGCAAACCATGATCCATGTAATACATTATTTTCAATTGCAGTCGTTAATTGCAATCCGCTTTTAAGCTGCTTATAGTTTCCCATAAGATAAGACTATATCTTCATCTTGATTACTCAAGAGTCCACCGTTTCGGAGCACTTGCCCCTACGCCTTTCGGCTAGTCGTTGAGCGTTCCTATTTATAGGCTTCGCTGCTGATTGCCCAATCCTTGAAATTTTTACACGTAGTATTCAAGGCTCTAAGGGGGTTCCAGCAAAAGATGGATTTTAGAACAACCGAATTAATCGTTCCATCTCAACCCTCGGTAATGACATTAATCTGCTAATGTAATCTGGTTGAGCTTTAAGTAGAGGTGGGTTATCTCTACAAGTTGCACCAATAAAAGTGAAAGAACTTAGTCCTGCTTCATCACCTTTACCGTGCGCTTTTTCTGCTTCTTCTAGACTGTTATACCATAGCATAGTATTACCTTGTCTGAAAAAATATCGTTTATGACCAGTTTTTTCTGGTAGTGGAATTCCTGTATTTGGATCGAGATAATAATCTTCAATCCACTCTCTTAGAAAAGAATTATAATCGGGATTTGACATTAGGAACATGTGAGGCTTATAATCAACATATGCATTTCGCATACGAGAGAGCAAATAAACCACCATATCTTCTGTAAAATCAGTTGCCTCGTCAAAAATAACTAAGCTGTATTGTCCCAAGAGTATTCGTAAAAATTCGTTAAGTTTTTACCGCTTTCGCTGCTTAATGTCACCACTAAGATTAGAGCACATCATCACCTTATTTCTAAGGGCTTTACCGTTTCACTGCACTTGCAGCTACTCCCTTTCGGGATGCTCGTTAGGCTTTTATGTTTTCACAATTTAGCACGGTAGGTTGTCTTAATAAATAAGAGATTCCCCGTTTAAGTAAAGTTTTTCGATAAGCGTCACCGCTTAAAGGGGCCGACATTTAACCCTTGTGATCATACATGTTTGTTGCATGTTGCATATGACTAAATTTAAGAAGAGCACCATTTGGAAAGATCAGTTCTAATTCCCTAGAACGAATTCTTAGGTTTGGATACAGTGCTGTATAAAGGTTAACAGCCTCGTGCCAAATAGAGCCGGGTGCTGTTAACATCTTAGAGGTTCTTCGGAAGATAACACCTGTTGCTCTTGGATGTTGCATGAATTTTAATGCAATAAGTAAAGAAGTGTATGTCTTACCAGAACCTGCCGCGCCTCCTGCTAAGGTGATAGTTGCATCGCTATTTAAAAACATCTCTTGTTTTTTACTAGCGGGTGCAATTGTGATTTGATTACTCATTCTTAATACCTGTTTGATTGCTCATTGTTAAAGCCTTTATTGATGAAATAAGTTCACTCTCTATGCTGACGTTATAGCACTCAGTAAACCCATTAAATTTATGATAGTTTTTCATAAGTGATTTTGAATAACGGTGTTTCTTAAAAACACGGTGAAGTTCTTTTTCATGCTGCATTGCAATTAAACCTGTTTCAAAATAAACAGAAGAGAGTAATGTCACTTGAGTTTTAGGAGGTAAACCATAACTAGACTGTCTAAGGTCAATGTCTTTTGCAAATCCTAGTTTTAACCAAGTAAAATCTTTATTTTGTATTTTTAATAAATACAGGTTGCTGGGTTTTGAGTAATGAGTATTTTCACATTGTTCACACTGATAACTATTACTTTCTGCATGATCCATACGAAGAACTTTTTCATGTCCGCAAGGTAATAAAT